CAAATATTTCTTGTTGGAAGTTTGATTTATTAAATGCTGCATACATTGTTTCTGTTGCAGACTCTAACCATTCTTTTGCTTCATCCTCATTTTCCATACCATCTTCTTTGAATCTTAATGAGAACCAAGGTGTTGATGGGTTTGTTAGCATACCATGTAATGATGCTGCTAATAATTCTACTGATTGTAATGGTGATGAATCAAAAATTAATTCAGTTCTTTTATCACCTTTAGATCTTGACTTTGTTACATCAGCTTTTCTTGGTTGCATATAGTCTGCAACTTCTTGCCAATGACTTTCCCAATTTTGTCTTTGAGATTTTAATCTGTCAAATCGTTTTAATAAATTTTTTGCTTTATCTGTTTGTGCCATTATCTACCTAATAAACTTGGTTTGCCTAAAGTCAAGCCACCTGTTACTCCTGTAACACCTGTCATAATAGTTGGAGATCTTCCTCTAGCTAATGTTCTTCTTTTTCTTAAAGTAAGACTATCTTGTGCTTCAGCAGCTGTACTTTGAGAAACTTCTGCTGTTGTTGGAGATGTAACTGGTTGAGGTGCTTGTACTACTTGACCGCTTGTTCCTATTGCACCACCACCATTACCACCATTACCTGTTGATGTAATCTCTCTACCATAAGCATCTACTTCACCTTTAGTTCTTGCTTTCATATAATCTTCATAATTAGAATACTTACTTGTACCAGCAGGTTTAACTGTAGTTTCAAAATATTCTCTATTAAATTCTTCACCTGGTTTAAGAAGTGCTTTAACTACTTTTACTGTAGGAGATGCTTCAACAACTCTTTCTAAAATATTTTTTTTCTTAGTTTGAACATTATTATTTGGATTTATATCTTCTTTATATGTTCCTTTAAAACCAATTTTTGTTCCAGGTACAGATGCTTTTCTAGCTTTTTGTGCATTGCTATAAGAGTTTCCACCACCGCCATTAGATCCAGAATTAGAACCCATATTTATTTTCCAAATGTTAATGATGATTTAGTTTCAGATTTAGTTTCAGATTTAACTTCTCTGTTTACTGCTACTGCACTTTGCACATCAATCATGTTATCAAATTTTTCTTCTGCTTTTTTTTGCTTAGGTTTTTTTTTAAAAACTTTTTTAATTTTCTCTAACATATTATTCTCCTAATAAAGTTTTAAGTTTAGTTTCTTCAGATTCTTGAATGCCTAGTGGACCAGTAAGTATTGTAGACTTTCTACCTTTTCTTCTTCTCTCAATCGCAGCTTGTTCCTTTTGTATTTTTGCTTCTTCCTCTGGTGAGAGTTCTGCCTTCGGCGGTTCTGGCAAAGGTTGAACTGGTGGCGGCGTTGGCATTTTTGGTTTAAATATTGATCCCATATTATATAATCCTGTAATTACTATCTGCTACACTTTGCGGAGCAGTTTGTCTAGTATTTAATTCTTGTAAGCCGACAGCTAGATACCTCATACTATCACAAGCATGAGATGACCAATCGTGATTAGGCTTAGACCTAAACATTCTATTTTTGTCAACATACTTCCTATGGTAATGTCTTAACGCATCTATCAACTTTTTGCAATGGTCTGTATCAATGTAGCATCTTGGCAAGGTCATTGTGGTTGCGTGGATACCATCCTCTAATGGAATCTTCGGCACAACTTTAAACCGCACACCTAATTGGTAGGCTACCTCTCTTCTGGTTTTGCCATTACTAAAATCTGTAACTTCAATATCATGCGGAGCATAATGGTTATCGTAGATATAATCTTTGCTATTTAAAACTTCGATATAGTGGGGTAATCCTTGACCTCGTTCCTCATAGTAATCAATAATGTTTATTGCAGATCCATTCTGCTGAAAGAATATTATTGCGGTATGATCTGATACTCCTAGATCCCAAGCGGTGCTGACAGGCAAAGCAGGATCATAAGGTACTCTGGTTAATTGTTTCTTATCTTCCATTTGAGATAATACATCTCCATAGATTGCTCCTTCAATGTTGGCAATCCAATCACATTCAAATTCTTGTAGGTACTTCTTTTCACCCATAACTTCTTTTGCTTTGATCAGCTCTTCCTCATCTACAATCTTAGTATCTGATGCTTTTGCTTTGTAGTTAAACCAATCATCCGCACCTTGTGCGTGTTGGTATAGATCATAGAAGTTGTTGTTCATTCCAGCAGGTGTACCAATAAATACACAATAACCTTTTCTATCTGATAATGCTGGTCTAATAATTTCTGGAAATAGTTTTTCAGATACATTGGCGTACTCATCGATGACACACCCATCTAGGTATATACCCCTCAAGCCATCTGAGTTTTCTGATCCTAGCAAAGTAATACGAGATCCGTTTGGCAGATCCACTCTTAGCTCTGTTTCATTAAACTTAGTGTATGGGATTTTTGCTGTGAATTGTTTTACATAATCCCACGCTATTGCTTTAGCCTGTTTAAAGGTTGGTGCAATGTAGGCAAATCTAGGGTTCTTAGCTTTGGTCAGCAATGCTGATCTAATCAAATGATTAATCATACATACTGTTTTGCCAAACCTTCTGTGGCACACCAGAACACTCCAGCGATATTCAGATATTTTCTTATGCAGAAGAGCTTGGTGTTTTCTGGGAGTATAAGGTATTTTGATTTCCATCAATGAACCATCTTACTTAGCATTTGTTCATTTAGTGAGTTATATTCAAATCCTAATCTATTCATAACATACATAGTAAACAATTCTGCTGTTTCACTATCTTCCATGTTAAAGAACTTAATAACTACATTGTTTGTTTCTTCTTCTATAAAGCAAACACAATCCATATCTTCTGATGTGAAATAACGCATATACTACATCTAGTTAATTTAGAATTGTTTTAAAGTAAAAAATAAAATTTGTAAAAGTGGTGAATAAATGGTGCAGGGTAGTTGTGGGGGTATGGCTATGTGTTTGTTGAGATAATCGGAGTATATATATATAATAAATTGCGGGTACATTCTAGGGGGTAGGGGGTATCCGCATTCTTAAAATATACCTTATCTTATAGGCTATAATGTGTAGTGAGAAATTATGATTATCAATATGAATAATTATTTTTTCCTATAACCCAGAATTATCACCAAACTTTTTAGGCTTATATATATAGCCGTTGTTCTTGATGTGTAAAAATATTTTTTGGTCCTGTGGATTAGAATAGTATCTTTCTAACCACTTTTAATTTAACTATCTTAATCACTTCTAATTTAATTTAACTCATTACAGTTTATAATTATTATAATCTATATGCGTCAATCTGTCATAAATTAATTACTTTACAATATATCTTATTAGGCTATATTGATATTCATGAACATAAAACAAAAAAGAAAAAGAAAAATATTTATTACTGAAGTGATTGTCTATTCAATTATGATTAGTACATTTTTAAGTGCTTATGCTTTTTTAGTAATAAGTTATTAATTAAATAGAAAGGTAAAAAAATGTTTATAGTTTTAAAATGGGTAATATTAAGTTTGTTAAGTGCTTTGGGTTTAGTTTTAGCAACTGATCCAAACTTCTTAACTGTAGGTTTAATTTTGGCGTTTGGTTGCTTTTTGGTTTTTGCCTTAGATGTAGCTAGACAATTTATAAACTAAGCAACAATAGGAAGGTAAGCAATGATTAAAAAAATATTAAACTTTTTAGATTATTTTATATTCGGTGCATTAATGCTTTATATATTTTGTGGCGGATTAAAATATACTATTGACTTATTATCTAAAACGGCTATATAATAATAAATAAAAACAGAAGGGATAACATGAATACAAATATATTTAAATACGATGAGCCAAAAAAATTATGTTTTAAAAATGGCAATCCAAAAACAGATAAAAACCTTAAAATTGAAAGCCTTAAAAAATACTGGATATTGAGGCTTAATTTAGCACCATACAAGATAAGCGGTTTTAATACTTGCTCAAGTGCAAGTCAAGGATGTGCAGACGCTTGTTTACATACAGCAGGAAACCCTGTATTCATGCCACAAAAAACATTAGGCAGAATAAATAGAACTAGATTTTATTTTAGAGATCGAGCAAAATTTCTGACAAAATTAATCAAAGAAATAACTAATCATGAATTGTATTGTTATAAAAATGATTTTATTCCCGTGGTCCGTTTAAATACTACTAGCGATATACCTTGGGAAATACACAAAATTTTTGATCTATTCCCACGGGTCCAGTTTTATGACTACACCAAGATAAAAAAAAGAGCTATCAAGTTTGCTCAAGGTTTAATGCCTAAGAACTATCATTTAACATTTAGCATGAATGAGGCAAACCATATTGATTGCGATGAAGTATTAAGTCAAGGCGGTAACATTGCCGTAGTTTTTAGAGACAAATTACCAGATACTTATAAAGGTTATAAAGTTGTGAATGGTGATGAGCATGACTTAAGATTTACAGATCCTAAAAATGTAGTTGTAGGTTTAAAGGCTAAAGGGTTAGCAAAAACTGATCAAAGCGGGTTTGTAATTAATTAGTTGACTATTAACTTAATAGGCTATAATATAAAAACATAACAGAAGGGATAACATGATAAAAAAAAAGAGAATAAACAAAAACGATCTAACATTCTATTTCATTAAAGATCATAAGCAATTGCCAGATAACTATCTTAAAAGCTGTAATGATTTTTTTAATGAGATTAAACAAATAAAAAACCCCGCATCAGTTTATAAAAATGCGGTTAATAAATTAAGAAGGGGAAAATATGACAACATTTAAACAATGGAAAGATGATTATTTAAACATCATCAATAAAGCTAGTAAACGATTGGGTTATGATGCCTCGGATTTAAATCCTTGGTTCTATACAGTATATGATCACTTGCATAGGTCCAATGCTAACAGCTTGAGAGAATTTAAACAACAAATAAAACAGGGGAGAAAATAAAATGGCAGATCAAGATAAAGTTGATTGGTATAATCACATTAAAAAAAATCCACACTTAAAAGATAAAGTTAAAATTTTAAGTTGGTCCATAAATGTTAAGTGGTCTAATGGATTAGAGGAAAATTTAACTGATTGTGATGATGATACAGCTAGTTATGTGGACCAATACTTAACAGAAGTTGAGCAAGAAAAAAACAAAAGCGACAACGATGAGTAGTATTAATTTTTATTTTTCAGTTGCTTTTTTATTTTTAATAATAGTAATGTTAATAACAATATAACAAGGGGAATAGATGAAAGTTAAAGACTTAATTAAAGAGCTAAAAAAATATAACTTAAATTCAAATATAGAAATAAATTTAACAGATGGTACTTGCTTACCAATACAAAAAATTGAGCAAGATCAAATGGAAGAATTTAGTAATCAGTATTTATATTTAATAACTGAAAATAAACAAACACAAGATTGTATTGTAAATGAAACAGTACCATACAACGATATAAGGGAGGCTAACAATGACAGATAAAAATAAAATAATTTTAGAATATCTTGAAAATAAATTAACAGAAATTGAAAGTAATATTGAAAAAACAAAAGACGAATATCCTTGTGATAATTCTTTTTGTTATGAGTGTGGAAATAACACACATGATGCTAGTTATGATGAGCAAATACAAAAAATGTTTATTTCAGAAGAGATAGAGAGGTATAAATGACAAAAAAAATGATTAAATTAATTAATAAATTAGAACAAGAATTAATTTATATTAATGGTGCATTTAATCATATTAAATCACACATTATAAATCAAAAAAATAAACCAATACTATCAGCTAATATATTAAAAGCTGATTTAAAAAATGGTATAAAATTAATTAATGAGATTGTAAAACAAAAACAAAAAGAGGTATAACAATGACACGATTAACACCAGATCACTTTGAAGTAATTGATAGCAACAAAGCAAGAAATTATGAGAGAAAAAAAAGTGAGCAACAAAGACAGCATGAGTTGTTTATAGATGGCAGAAATCAAATGGATAAGATTGCCAATGCCTACAACAAAGCAGAAAATGAAGAGATTAAAAAAGTTTATAAACAAAAATGGTTTGATTTAGTTAAATTATATGCAGAAAAAATTAAAAAAAAATAATTTAATTGAGTTGCAAAGACAAACTTTAAAAAATATCTTGAGTAGTAAGGGTATTATTTATCGTTACTACTTGAGACATCTTCAGCAGAAACATCAATCAGATCGTTGCCATCATCCCAACTTATAGTCATCTTAGTATCTATATCTTGCTTGATAGTTTTATTATCAGAATATAGATCAGTAATTTTACCCGCAACCCATTGAACAAACTTTGCTTTCTCTCTTATCCAAAGTATTTCATTTGGAGATTCAACTTCTTGATAAGAAAATATCTGTAATAGTTTATCGATTAAAGTTTGAACACCAAGTTTTCTAGCCTCAAGAATTTTGTTTTCTATCTCGGGATTTTTTTTCAAGTAATGATAGAACTTCATCAAACTGCATTGAAACTGATTGTCCTTCAATATTTCTGATAAAGTTTCGCCGTTTATTAGACGCTCTTGTATGGTAGATAGACTTTTCTCGCTTATCAATTCTTGGTTTTGTTTTGGTGTAATAGTATTCTTTGAGTTGGTCATCAGTATAATTTTTAAATTGTTTTAACTTTGATAATTGTTTGATCCTAGTTTCATCTGTGTAGTTAGTTTTGTTAAACTTATCATAATTTGCGTAACCATGATACTTACATTTAAAAGTTTTACCATCAGATAGTGGATAACCTTTCATTCTACAAGGTATTTTTAAACCTTGACGCAATCCCGCACGGGTATTCCCTTGACAGAATACCTTTCTCATAGGTCTACCGACCACTATTTATTTTCCCATGGTTTAATATTATTTCTAATATTATATTCTTTCTTCTGTTTATATCTTGAGTTAGTATTCTTTTGGACACTCTTCAAAGCATCTAATATTTTTTCAGAACTAACATAAGTTTTATTTTCGTATTGTTCTTTATGGTCCAATGCTAACTTACATAAATAAACATTTGTTTTATCTTGTTTTAATTCTTCAACAGGGAGTTTAGATAATTCCTCTATCATCTTCTCCCTGTTCCCTGCTAAACTCTTAACTATTTTACTAACATTATTATTAATGTATATTGTTTCTTCTAATGTAGCTAATAATTGGCTATCTGGGGGTGAATATTTGGCTATCTGGGGTTTTGAGATAGCTGAATATTGGCTATCATAACTGTTCTCATTCTTTAAAAAGACATCATTAACAATATAAGTTTTACCAGATCGACCTCTAATATCTGATATGATATTTAGTTTAACTAACTTAGCTATCGCAGTTTTAATTGTAGCTCGACACAAACCTGTATCTTTAGCAATAGTTTCGTGCCTTAATTGTGCC